TTGCCTGCCACGCAATTTGCCAGAAATACAATGTCGCGGTACTTGCCGTCTCCTGGTGCAAGAGCGCACTAGCCAGGGCAGTCAGCCGCCGCCGGGAGCGGTCGCCAGTATTCGACGTAGTAGCACAGGTCGCGTCCGGTGCTGTCCTCCCACCTGTTCCGCTGCATCCGGCCGCGATCAAAGAACGGTCGCTTTCGTTTGGCAACCTCCATCACCACGCCGGATGACGAGAACGACTGTATCAGCACACGCTTGCCGATAGGCGGCAGTTTGTCTGCCGTCAGTGTCCAACCTTGTTTCCGCACCGCTTGTTTTGTCGCCATGTTCCGTCTCTAAGGTGCCTAGCGCACTTTCGCGTTTCGCGAATTGCCGTCTCTTGTGGGAAGAGCGCAACTCAGAACGGCGCAGTCGGCGGCGTGAAGTTGGACGTGTAGACGGCCGTGCCTTTGACGATGCGGAGTTCGTCTACATAGCCGACGAGCGCACTGCTGAGCTCGCTGAACGACGGATGCGCGAACAGAGCAGCAGAGTCTTGGGTAAAGTTATCAGAACTTGTCCCGGAGGTGCCGCCAACGCCGTTGACGTAGATCGTCATCTGGCCGTTATTGCGAACTAGTGCGAGATGCACCCACTGTGCGGCCGGAACAATGCTTGACGTTGCGAAGATGGTGCTGCCATTGGTCGCGTAGGCGAAACCGCCGAAGTTTTCATTCATCACGAAGTAGAGCGGCGAAACACCGCGCGTAAATACAAAGTACGCCCCAGCCGAACGTGCCGCCTCGTCGGGGAAATAAACCCACAGTTCAATGGTGAAGTCGCCGGTCCCGAAAGCGAGTGCCTCGCTGCTTTCGACGGTCAGGTGCGCGCCGGGAGAGCCGGGACCAGAAAAGTAACCGCTCGCCCCGCCGAACTTGCTTTCGGCAGTGCTGTTCTGCGCATTGCCATACCCCGTCACCGTCAGCGCGTTGGGGCTGCTGTCCGTGAACGTCGTGCTGCCGTTGCTGCCGTCGAAGTGCAGTAGCAGGGCGGCGTTGATGCCTGTTGGTGTAACCACGCCGCTCGCCGCCCCATACGGCCCCTCGCCAAGTGCGTTCACGGCCCGCACGCGGAAGATATAGCCGGTGCCGTTTGTCAGGCCAGTAACCACCGCCGACGTTGCGGTGCTGGTGCCATCCGCAAACGTCGTCCAAGACGCGCCTGAGTTGGGCGAGTATTGCACTTGGTAGTCCGTCGCCGGGCTGCCCAGCGTTGGGGCCGACCATGAGAGCGCTACCTGCCCTGATGCCGGAACGCAGGCGGGTGATCCCGGCACGCTGGGAGTGGCTGGCCACTCGTTGGCGCGCAGGTACGCTTCGGCCTCGCGCACAGTCCAGATTCCGCTCGCCACGCTGGCGCTCGGATTCGCCGTGACACCCAAGTAAGATCCGTTTCCGCGTGGCATTAGGAGATTTCCTCGTAGGAGCAGATTGCTTCCAGGTCGCCGTCGGCGCTCGCCGTGAGGCGCACGGAGTCGCCTTCGTTTAGGTACACGAAGTCCTCGCGAGTGATAACGCTGATAGTGCTGTCGGCTGGAACCGCTACCGTGTTTGCGATGTGGCGCGATGTCGTGCCATCGAAGACGGAGACGGTCACGCTCGCGGCGTCGGTGCCGTCCACGTTGGCGACGTAGAGCGAGACAACGCGGATCGACTTCCCGCTGGCAGCAGGGTTGCTGACGATGGCCATAGCGTTAGTGGTGATCGCCTGCGTTGAATTCTTGCCAAGCACAGCAGAGGGTCGGTTGAGATTCGGAAGGGCCATTATTCGCTCCAGTGCCAGTAGTTAGGAAACATTTCCGCAAACCAAAGTGATACCCCCTCTGCCAGCTTTGACACATTTGCCAGTGGCCGCAGTAGGCGTGGATTCATCGGCATTAGTTTGTGCCCCCAGTAGCGAGCGGACGGGACAGGGCCTGCTGGATTTTCTGCTGCCCATTCGCTAGTTCTTGCAGCGTCTCGGCCTGCCGCTCCTGCGTCTTGCCTATCTCTTTCAATGTCTCCTGCGTGGACTCGAGGAACCGAACGTGGCTTTCCACGACAGGCTCAACGACGCTGCCGTGCAGCGTGATTGCCGCCTCTCGGCCGAAATACAGCACCGCCGCCAGGACGACACACGCCACCCCGAACCTATCGGCAACGCGGAGGAACGCCTCGTAAACGTCCACGCTACTCACGATCCACCTTTCATTCCGTACTGCCATGCCGCCATTTTCACGCGGTTGGCCGCTCTCGATAGCCACCACTCGAACACCAATTGTACGACCGCTGACACCACACTCGACAGCACGAAGGCCCAGAAAAACCCGTAGCGCTTCTCACTTCCACGCACGGTTTCATAGGTGCGTCCCACGTTGGCCGTGATGGTATCGAGGATCTTCTCCTCGACCGCAGAGCTTCGCTCGCAGTCCATGAGTGACTGAATGGGCCACTCCGTCACGGCCATGAGCACCATGTCGCACAGCCGCTCCTTGCCGACGAGCCTCGCCCGCAAGGGGAGCCGATCCCGAACGTACGCGCACAGTTCTTCTGGACCCATAACTCACCACTTGACCTTGTGTGACCAGTGCCGAGCAGAAAAGATGCCGGGATCGCTGTCCTGTGCGTTGTGGCGAGCGTAGTAACTGCGGCGGCGCGCCTTCTCGGCCTCCGTCTTTGGTGCCGAACCCGCCCCCTCAACGCCCTGCTGGCCGAAGCGAATGAGTTTCTCCTCTCCGTCGCTGCACGCCTTTACAACGTGCGACTTCGTTTCGTGCGACGGGGTGCGCTTCGGCTGATTGCACTCCAGTTCTGACTTGAGCGAGCGGATTCTATCGGACATGGCACGCTCCATCCTTGCAGCCTGCTGGGAGCGTAGTCTTCGGGCGGTTCTTAGCGCACGGGCAGGTCGCCGGGCAGGGGCACGGGTAGCGGAGCAGGCGGTCGCCCGACCACACCATGCCCGTTCCCCCACATTCCCCGCAGCACTTCGTCGGCTGCGGCTGCGGCTGCGGTTCGACGCTCGGCTGGGCAAACACCAGCCACACTGCGACTGTAGCGACGGAGATTTTCATCCCAAGACCTCCTTCGCGCCCCAGTCCTTGAGTTGCCGCTTCGGAAAACCATCAACATTCGAGACAGCATAGGTTCCGCCGTAGTCGATCATCCTCTGGGCCACGCTCTGGCTGATCCAGAACGACCCCTCCGGTTGGTCATGCACCTTTGGGCCAGACACCCACGTGTAGCCCCAACTGTTCTGCACGCAAAACCGGCAGTCGCCCTTGCGGGTGTCATCCGCCGCCGTCCACTGCATCGCGTGGTGCCAAGTCCCTTTCGGGAAGCACATGCCCTCTGCATTGCGGGCGGAGTTGAAGCCCACAGACGAGCAGCACACGAGGCCGAACCCGTTGGCGATGCAGTCTCGGGCCTGCTGCCATGTGGTCACGAGGCTAATCGTGCCGATCCGGTGCTTGGCGGCTTGAGCCGTGACATTCTCCGGCACGCCCCTGCTGCCCCACCGGATGCCGATGTCAGCGTTGTACTTGGTGAAGTCCAGCCCCAACTCTGGGTACGGCTTTCGCAGCATGAGGCCGCCCGTCTTGTGCGCCCAGCCGACAATCTCCGAGCAACTCGCCCCCTGCCCGCCGTGACCGCGAGCGCCGTACAGCGGCTCGGTGGCCGTGCGGTCTATCCAATCCTCAGTGGTGTGAATGTCGGGGTCGTTGGCCCGTGCTTGGTCAGCCGCTCCTCGCACTGCCATCGAAACACAGTCGCCTGTGGTTTGAACTTCGTCGTATGGCTTCCGGCCGGTCGCCTCCTCGAAGGCCACCACCGCACGGAACGGCCGGCACAACTTCCCCTCGCCAGAGCCGGCCAGCGTGTCGCCGAACAGGGGCATCGGCAGCGAGGCCAGCAGCCGGTCGGTGGCGGCAGGATCGCAGTACGAGCCGACGAGACCGTGCTCGTAGGCGTCGATCATCTCGTTGATGGAGCCGAACGACTCGCTCACAGCGCCACCTACTTGATGTCAGAGAACGCCTTCGCCGCCGCCTTGCGAACGTCCGTCGTTAGCGGAATATCCAGGCGACCGATGGTCGCAAGCAGGTACTCGTCCAGCCGCTGGCCCAGCCCCTCGTACTTGCCGACCATGGAGGTGTTCGCGAACGCAGTCTCAAGCGCCTGCCGGTGTCGGTTTCTCAGGTCGAACGTCGTTTTGCAAAGCGGGATCTTGGCAAGCCCGTCGCGAACCACGATGTCGGCCATCGCGGTGTAAAAGTCTCGCAGTTGCTTGGCATCGGCCGAACTGACTCCGGCCAGCACTGCACTCGGCACCACCAGCGGTCGGTCTGGCGAGGTGGGCGACACCAGTACGGCATGGAGCCATCCAGCGGCCATTCCGCACAGCCCCACAGACAGGCCCACGCCGATGACGGCTATACGCACCCAACGCATGGCTATCGCCCCCTCTTGACGGCTTCCTGCTGGCTTACGAGGGCGGCAATGAGCGCCCTGGCGGCACTGGCGATCTGGGCCTCGCCCTCTGCGTCCGCCTGAGAGGCCAGCGAGAACAGGCGATTGACCCACCCAGCCCGCTCGGCAGCAGAGATGCCTGCCGAGCGGGCCATTTGCGGGAGGTAGGGCCACGCAGCGGCGACGGCCACCGCAGCGAACGCCACGACCGACACGACCGCATAGGTCATACGTCGATCTCCGTCTCGCTCACCGCCGTTACCAGCCTGACAACGTAGTCAAACAGTTCCTGTCCCTGAGGACTGACCAGCACCGCCTCGCAACGCTCCAGCAAATCGTCGTCGATGGGGGTCGCGGTCTTTGCCGCGACAAACTGCATGAGATTGAGCGCCGCGTCGGCCTTTTCTTTTGCCGTTTTGGCGTTGGAGACTTCGGACACGAGCGACAACGCCGGCGCCCACTCGACCAGTTGGCGAATCTTTTCCCCTACCGTAGTCGTCATACGTCCGCTCCTTGTGCCTGACTACCCAGCCCACTAGGAGATTTATGTCCTCTCTGGGCTGGGCCTGTGACAGGAGCTTCCGCCGCACGATGGCCGGATCAAGGCCCAAATCCACGCATGTTTGGGCAAACGAGAACTCCCCGCCGGTGCCCTCCGTCACCCAGCGGTAGGCCGAAACCTGCCGCCTGAGGATCTCGAGGGACTTCCGGGTGCGGGGGGGCACCATCCCAAACCCGTGCCTCCGGTGGCGGCGGCACAGGTCAACGCAGTAGTAGTGGGTCCGAACAAGGGTTTCGATGCAGAACCGCCTCCAGCCGTTCTCGCACTCCTCCACAATTCCCTCGTCGTCGTAGTCCTTTACGGCGACAGCAATCATTATTTGACCGGAGCCTCACAATAGCCGGACCTAAGGGTTCCCTCGTTGAGTTCCGGCCACACCTCGAGGGAATGAATAGCACCCATGATGTTCCACGCAGCGTGCCCCAGATGGTCTTCGTTGCGGTCGCCACCAAGGAACAGGTAGATGTGGCGGATCGCGTGATTCAGCATGTCGTTGGCAGGCATACCCTTCTCCCAGTTCCAATCGCCATACTTGGAAGCACCTTCCGCACACGCTGCCGCCACAGCCGCCAGCCCGATGGGGGTGATGAGGTCGTACCTCGTCGCCTCCGCGTCGCTCGACCGGACGGCACCGCTTGCATACTTCACAGAAGAATCCTCAGTTTGCTTAATCACTTTGCTATCTCCAGAAAACGACTCTCGAACAACTTCTTGGCTTGCTGCCAACAGTACGGATTGAGCGGCGCAGTCACCGGGTCGGCCGTGATCCCCCAGTCGTGATCAACCGACATGAGCGTCCGCTTCTCGTGCATGAGCGCACGGTTGTCGGCTTCCTTCACCGCAACGGGCATAGGCCATGGGAGGTGAAAGGCATCTGCGATGGTCTTTTGCACGTGCTTCTCCAACTCCACGTAGGACGGCAGCATGGCTTTCAGCGGCCTTGCCACATCGCCCAGATACGCCTCGCTGGCGTCGTGCAGCAGCCCCCACATGGCGTGCTCCGGCGGGGTCAACTTGCTGACCATGACGCTGTGCTGTGCCACCGAGTACGGCACGATGCTGTGGCCGGTGTACCGGTTGATGATGGCTAGTGCGTGTGCAATGTCTGGCAGGCGCACATCCTCCACCGTGAACTTCGACAGGTCGATCAGTTTCCCGGTGAATGTCTGCATCGTGGTGGCGTTCATCGCTCTTCTCCTGCGAGGCTTTCGATGCCGGCGAGCCTGGACTTTGGCACGAAGTAGGCCGCCCCGTAGTTGCCGTAGTCCTGGCGGTACTCGCCCTTCTTGGCGTCCTTCGCCCTCATCCAGCCGTGTATCACAAACTCGTGCGGGCCTCCGGTCACCAGAACGAACAAGTCGTTGTCCTTGTCTTCGTCGCGGACGATCAAGTCGTAGTGGTGCTTGGATCGCGTCCGTATCTGGATCACTTCCCCAACGTCGCCGCCAGACTTGAATGTGTTGACGCTCCCGTTCCAGTAGCGGTTCGTTGCCTTCGCGAAAGCGCACTCACCCAGCGCCCCAAGGATGTGGATGTCCCAGTCTTTCTCGTTGGTCGGGCGAGCGTTTTGCAGCCCCTTGCGGAGCGCTTCCACGTTCCTGGCCACGCCGACCAGTGCCGCCCTGCTCACCTCGAACCACTCCAAGTTGACGTTCATGCGTCCTCCTTGAGCCGGTATCCCAGCGACCACAGAATCCTCGCCAAGTCGTCGCCCTGCTGCGTGACATGCTCCTCGCTCTGCGTCGGGTTTGCCGCATGGAGGAACTCATGTATCTCCGTGTTCAATCTCGCCCGGCCCTTGAGCCGCTCATCAATCAACACCTTCTCCCGCACATTTGGGTTCTTCGGATCTTTCATGTACGTCCACCCTTGCGCCTGACCGATCAGGCGCGTGTACCTCCACAGCCAGCGCACGCCGTTGATGAGGAACGAGTGGTTCTCTGGCATCACATTGCTCCCTGCGTTTGCTGCACGAACCGCTTGATTTGCTCGAGCGGGAACGTGACCAACCACTCGGTATCGTTCTTGCGGTGTAGTACGACCGAGCACAGCTCGCCGCACTGCTCTCGGGACTTGTCCATGACGGCATGGAGGTTCAGCCCCCGCTCCACTCGCTTCACTTCCAGCCACAGGTGAGGCGTGCCGGGACTGATGAGGTCGCTGGCCGACTC